TGGCACTCCACACAGATAGCCTGGAAACCACCTATCTCACAGAACAGTCTGGCTATGAGCGCGTCCCAGTTGTCAAAGCCAGTGACCGGGACGATGGGGTCAATGTGATCTGCTCTCATGTCCTTAGCAGGAAATAGTTCCCCGCAAGCAGAGCACTTGTGCAGCTTACACTTGCGCCCTGTTGCGGGGTTCACACCATCACGAACAAAAGCAGATCGGATAGCTTCATACTTAACAGGCCATTGAGCACGGCGTAGTGCTGACATAATAAAGCTCCTGTAACGAGCCTTAGTCCACTGACCTGAGTTGTATGGCTTTTCTACTTTCAAATGAGTCTATTGATTAATGTTATAAATGCCTTGGCTGCGGTAGCAGGAACTACTCCGTTTCCCAAGAGCCTAAGTCTGTCCACCCTGCTGGAAGACCCATTAGATGCTCGACCCAGTTGGGGTTCAGCTTGCCCCCTATTGATTGTCTCCCCTGCTGCTCCTCCAGGTTCCCTACATTTTGATTGACCAAGTTCTCCGTTATCGTTGCTGACATCGCTTGACTTGTCCTGGGAGTCAGCCACGACTCTTGGCTCTTCCCATTCGTATTGGGGTTCGCCCGGTCTTGAAGGCCAACGTGTGCTACCCGCTGACCAAGGGTCTGCTTGGATGGGTTCGCCCTGCTCGGAGGAACTGTGGCATTGGTGTCCTTCCAGTCCCTCGTGGTTGCTGTTGGCCAGTTGTCCTGTTTCTCCTCTTCCAATAGGGCTATCTTTTCTCTGAGTTGAATGTTGTGCCACTTGCCAGACTTGATCTGATCCAATCTCATCCCCCCTGACACTTCCGCAATCGTTGGAGTAGGCCAGCTCTTCTCGTGAGTCTCCACTGCATCCTTCAGCTTCGCCCCGTACCAAGGGCTGTTCGGTTCTTGGCTGTGCTTGCTTCGGTAGACTCCATCCACCATCTCGGTCGGATAACTCCCGCCCGTTGTGTCGAACACTGTTGCGGTAGGCCATGATGAAGACTCGCTTTCTCTGATGAGGTGCGCCGACTTCTTCCGCTGAGAATATTCCTGCCGTTGCTCGATAACCCATTCCTTCCAACTCTCTGAGGACATATTGGAGAACTGGCTCTCCGTCTCCTGTCTTGCAGCTGAGGATTCCTTGTACGTTTTCGAGGAAAACAATTCTAGGTTGGCACTCTCTGATTCCGTCTGCGATGTAGGGGAAGAGGTGTCTGGGGTCTTCAGTAGCTTGACGCTTTCCAGCAGCTGAGAATGGCTGACACGGGAATCCTCCGGAAAGGATGTCCACGATTCCACGAAACTTTCCGTATGGGAAGGTTTTAACGTCCGTGAACACAGGTGCTGCATCCAGTTCTCCCGCTTCCATCTTTGCAACCAGGTTCGCGATAGGGAATCCTTCCCTCTCCACGTAAGCGATTTCTCGCAGAGTTGGGAGAACGCTTCGGAGTCCGAGACCAATGCCCTCGTATCCGGAGCATAGACTGAGATGTGTAATTGCTTTGGTAGTATCCACATTGTATCCTTTCTATGATTGTTCTTCCATGTCTAGGACGTAGCCAAGGGCTTCTCTGACAGTTTCAAATCCTTCTGCAACTCCTGTAAGTTGCTGACCAGTAGGGGAATAGATGGCAACGCATCTGTGCTTGCTCTTCGTAACTTCTCCCTCGGAGGCAAAGAAGCAGTAGGTGTAGCCTTGGTTGTCTATTAAATCTAACAAATCGCTATCGCTACGTGGAGCCTTGGGCTGCAGGGCTTCGGTGACATCGGACACCTTAACGTAGGGATGAGGGCTTCCAACTTCCCCATACTGCAAACGCTGTAGCGATGCTTCGTCTACGTCTAGGGCAAACACTTCTGTGTGTGGGTCAATTTCTTTGGTGTGAACTTCTATTTTCATATTATTTGGTTTATGGTTTTTTATTATTTCTTTGGTGGATAAGTAATATTCAAATAGTTCTTTAGGCTCCATGTCTTTGATGTCAACGAAATTATCGTTCCATCTCTCAAACTTGTTCCTAAGAACCATAGCTGACCATGTGCTATTCCCAATGACCATGGCCTTCCATATGTTATAAGACTTATCCGGGTTGTTCATTGGCCTAGTATGAGTAGTCTCTTTCTTCTACAAGATCATCTATGTAAACATCAATGGTTGTCCAACTAATTCCAATGTCGGCATCGTGCTTACGCTCCATTTGCAGCAGTATTTCATTGGCTTCATCTTCGGTAAGCTTTACACCTTTTTCCTTTGCTTGATGTAGGACATCCTCTGTAGACCATATTATGCTTATTTCCATAGTCTTATCCCCTGATGCTTAGGTTGGCAAGGGCTTCGTCTACACCCTCAATAAGTTCTTTAGTTCCTTCTACTATTATCGCATCGTCTAACTTATCCTTGAGTCTTTTCTTCTCCTGGGACAGTGCCTTGCGCTGCTCAGTCATTCTCTCAATGCGGTAGGAAAGAGCACGAGACTCTTGGCGTATCATATCTATGCGCGTTTGTATGCGCTCGATGTTATCTTGTTTTATATCCATGTTATTCTAGTGTTGGTATGGTTTTAACTATTTCTGTGATTAGTTCGTTATCTAGGAGTGCTTCTGGTAAAGGTTTCCTCCAGATGGTCACAGTGTTTAGACAGGCGTAATACTGGTCAAGAGAAAAATTTTCTTTTTCATAGATATGCTTGGCTTGCTCTGGAATACTAAGCTCTGGGTTCTTATACTTCTTAATAAGTTTCTCTGCCTTTACCTTGCCGATGCCTTTCATGCCTTCAATGCAATCGGTGCTATCTCCCATGAGTAGCTGCACTAGCCAGTTGTGATCAGCTTCCTCTCGGCTCACATAGGTAGGCCAGTCATCCTTATCCCAGTTGTAATGCCACCCAGGCACAGACAACATATCCTTATCTATGCTGCATATAATTGGCTTCTCTATCTTTCCATTGGTAGATATTATGCCTAGTAAATCATCAGCTTCTAACTGGTCATGCTGATACCACCTGTCCGCATACATCTCTTTCATGGCCTTGCTCAATGGATCATATAATGGCGGCTTTGCTCCCCTGTTACCTTTATAGTTGGGATAGAGTGTCTTGCGAAAGTTATTACGACCTGATACCACCAGGTAAAACTCCGATGCCTTGCATCCCATGACACATTGATCAATGGCTTGCCTACACATTGACTTTAATGTGAGAAGGTTTGTTCCCTCAGCTTCTGCTTTGGCAGCGTGTCTATACAGGATTATTTCTACATCCAGTAGAGCAGTTTTCTTATCAGTTTTTTTATTCATGTAATAGTTTTATCATGTGAATTAATTGTAAGGTCAATGCTTTTTTTAGCCTCGTTCAAATTAGAGTTGCTTCTCGTTAGACATAGGTTCCCCATCACTGGTCAAACCTATGCCTTGCTAGAGCCTCAAATTATGAGTGTTCCCGCCTTCGATAGTGCCTCGGATCCTCGCGCATGGTAAGTCCTGTATTACGCTAACCGTGGCCGTTCCTGCATTACTGCAAACCTTTTATACATAGCCGGGTTTCGGTCAAGCTATGTAACCACTTACTCAGACTTGGGCTAACCTGTGAGGCCGCTTGCTCCGATAAACTGTAAAATCTGGGTATTATACATTACCTGTCAAGCCCCCTTAATTTCTTTGATGTTTATCAGTTTAATGGCTACACCGCTACGCTTCAGTTTGTAGCCTTTCTTACTGCTACCCGTAACTAAATGCTTTAGTGCTTCATCCTCCGTATGGGCGTGTTTTATGGCTCCGCATTCGTTAGGCATATCCCGCCTGGTATATGAAATTCTGTAGCAAGTCATTTAGTCTTTGCGGTATGGTAGCCTTCTTTGATTAACCACCTGCGAAAGCTTCCCCTATCTGCACCGCCTTGCTCCGCAGCCTGTGATATGTTGCACCCGGTTTCCTTCCATATCTTTAACGACCGCGCCCTTGCCTTGGCGGTCTCCTCGCTGGTCGATCTGCCGCTTGTGCAATGGTCGAGTATGTCCCCCGCCTTCATTAGCAGCTCTATTTTATCCTTGAAGCTTTCCATGCACCTGACTGCGCTTGCTCTAGCTTCCAATGTATCTGTAAATTCTACCATATTTGACGTAATGCGCCCTCTAAGGGCTTCTAATGCCCCTAGAAGGCGCGTTTGTTGGTGGGTTAATGTTGCGACCCCATTTGCATCTAATCTGAGCTTGTAGGGCTTCTGAGTGCTAATTGTTTTCTAGTTTATCGATCAATGGGATTACTTCCATTAAAATATTCCTTAATTCACAAGGCAATATCTCTTGGCATTTGCCGCCAAAGTCTTCGCATACCAGGGGAAACGCGTCTGACTTTTTTATAGTAGGCGTGAATGATTCTCCGCAATTTGGGCAAGTTATAGTTGTCATATTGTTAATTAATTCCCCATTGCAAGAGCTAGCAAGACTATTAAGCCAGCACCCAGGATGCAAGCAAATAATATTGCTGCCGACTCAAGTTCCTTCTCACTGTTTACGAGCTTGCGCTCGGTTGCGATGCGCTTTGTATTTTTCATTTTATTACTTTCTATTTTATTGGTTATTGGTTTAGTATGCTTTGCCGTTTCGCTCTGTCTGGTAATAGCTTTTGTATTTCCCGCGATACTTTGCAAAGCATTTCGAGATTGCCTTTAATTCGTTGTCATCGCTTGCGCCGCCTTCGTAATCAAAGCTGCCTAGGTTTGTAGGCTGACAAACCCATTTAGTGCCGAAGCAATTGGTTTCCTTGTATGTTTTTATAAACAATGTCATTGTATTACTTTCTATTTTTATTAGTTATTGGTCGCGAATATCTACGACGTAAGCTAGGCCATAGGTTGCACCGTTGCCAAGTTTAAACTGCAGCTCCTTTTGTGCTTCGGCACGTGTTGCATATCTTTCTGGCAAAAGATTTCCGTCATATGTTTTGATTGCGTATTTCATTTCCATTGTATTACTTTCTATTTTTATTTATGTTTATGCAAACGCTAGTTTTAGCTGCGCTCGCTCGTTAGCTTCTCTAATTTCCTTTTTCTCTAGGCATCTGTCGAGCATTTTATCTGCCGCGTCGCTCAAAGTATCTGCGAGGCCGTTGCTTATGCTCTCATATATTGAGTGCCCGTCATATATTTCGTGCTCCAGATACTCAAATATTTCAAAGCAAGTGCCTAGCTGGTTTAAATCCCACTCGCTAGGATCGCCCCATGCCTCTAAGGTATTGTCATAATGAGATATAAAGCCGCTGCAGCTAGTAAACCGTTGCGCTATTAACTTCTCTAGTTCCTCTCTATGGTTTGCCAATATGTAATCTATAAAGGCAATTGCGCTAGCTTCCGGTAATTCAATAAAGAGCCTATCAGTCTGGAAATTATATTCCTTAGGGCTTTCCATGCTTTCAAACCTAGCATTTAAGGATAGCCCCGTGTCTCTCTCTATTTCGTAGATGAAGGCATCTGCGTAATCCTTAGAGACATTATAGTAAAACTCGCTAGTATTCTTTTCTAGGTATCCATTTGCGAGGGTATCTCGCTGCGACTCGCTTAAATCGTAATCTTCGGCATACCGTTCCAGGCTTTGATCGATCTCGCTCTCTATGGCATGCGAATATAAGCTATTGTAAAACCCTTGAAAGGGTATCGTAGATATTGCTTTGTTTTCCATTGTATTACTTTCTATTTTTATTGGTTATTATTTAGGCGTTATTGCCTACCCGGAAACCCCGCGCCCCGTGTAGGGAACGCAGGGCGCAAGGTTGCTTTGCTTTGCTTGGCTAGTCTTTAGAAGTCTTGAACTAAGATGCCGCCGTCAAACTCTATAAGTGTGCTGCGATGCTCTATGTATTCCTTTATGACTTCGTCCCGCGTGAGTCTTTGGCTATCAGTAGCCCAAAACTGTTGAGCAAAATCCTGTAAGCTTTCATACTCGCTAAACTCGCAGCGCAAGGCTACGGGGTCAAACTCGATTTGCGTGCCGCAATCTTCTTCCATTTGCTCTAGGTATTCGACCAAGGCAAACGCTCCGCTGCGCGTCCAATTTGCGTATTCATCGTGAGTCAATGCTTTAGCGCATTCGTAGGTAGTCATTTCTGTTTTCATTGTATTACTTTCTATTTTATTAGTTACTGTTTATGCGTTTAAAAGTTTCAACTCGTTTTCAATGTCGGCCTTTTCTGCTAGGCGTTCCTTCAAATACATTTCGGCCTGATCTTTTGTATTAGTCCAATGGCATATTGCGTTTCCGACTTCGTGCAAGCGAATCTCCAATCGCCCCTGCCGCCGGATTTCTTTTTTCCATGAAGCTTCAAACTTTTGAGTTTCCATGTCGTAAACTTTTTTAGCATCTAAGAATTCCTTGTCATCGATTTCAAGATTTCTGTAAGCATTACGAATTAGATCAAAAGCTTTGAAAGCTTCATCGTGTTTAATTTTAGCTATTTGGTATTTAGTTTTCATTTTATTACTTTCTATTGGTTTATGGTTTAAGCAGTTTGTATGTAATTGCTAATCTCAGTGACAGACATGCCACCATTATAAAATTCAACAATGTCATTATCAAAAGTGCCACTTTTGACTTTTTTAATGGCTTGTTTAGTATTCATGCCTAATTCAAGCAATGCGCCCAAATCTAACAAAATTTCAATTTTTAATTGGTTTAAGTTATTCATTTTATATATTTTCTTTTTAGGTTTATGTTAAGCACTTCTTGCGCTTAACTGATGCCCGTTAAAACTGTTTCAATGTATGCTGTCAATACTTCTTTTTAACTTTTTTCAACTGGTTACAATAGCAGCCTTGCCGCTGGTTTTGTCATGTTGAATTTATGGAGGAATATATCTTGGCTTAATAAAATAAAACTTTCCACGTGATTGTGCTGCAATTGCGCCTAGCAAGCTTGCAGCGCGACACGGCAAAGCATTTTTTTTAAACAGGGGCGGGGGGAGTCAGCCTGTCTGCC